ACGCACGTTCCATAAATGGCTCACAGATTACATCGACCATCCAGCCGCCCAAGAAATAACCAATGGGTATGGTAAAATACTGCAATGTGTTCCGGCAGGCATAAACTCTGCCCTGCATCTCTGCCGGTATTGTCGACCGCACAATCACATCCAAGCTGGTACTCATCAGCGGAACCGGCAAATAGCCAAATATCTGCCCAATACACCATGTAACCGGTGTTCTGGTCAAAGACATCAAAAAGTTATCCGTTGTCAGCGAAACCAGCATGGTTATGATAATCAGACGGACTCGATCTTTCGGCGCCGGTAAAATCGAAGCGATTAAGCTGCCGGCAAGCATGGCAATACCCGCAAAAGAAGTGACGATTCCCAAAATGGACTCTCCGCCATTCTCTCTTGGCAGGATGAACGCCGGAAGCACTGCATCAAAAGCAGAGGCAACCAAGTTTACCCCGGACAAAAACAAAATCAGTATTAACACCATTCTGTTTTGGTTGAGGCACTTTAAGCCGGCCTGTGCAGATGCAATAAGTGTTTCCGTTTTTTCTTCAGCAGATGCTTCGACCGGTGGAATCTGCACAAACAGCAGCAGCGCTAAAAACGCAGTAAGAAAAGTGCTTAAGTCCACTGCGATCACCGCATTGATGCCGCCCAGTGCATAAAGGGATGTAGCCAGCACCGGATGCAGAATGGTAATCAGGGATCTGGAAAAGGACCCCAGGCCACTCGCCATTTGGTAATACTTTTTCGGTGTAACCAGCGTGATAGCAACATCGCTGGTCGGATTTTGCACCGTGTTCATCAGGCCGTTTACTGCATTTAGCAAGTACAAATGCCATGTGCAGAGCAGCCCCCTATGCAGAAGAAAAAACACCGATACCGTACAGCAAGCCGCAAGGGTATCACAGATTAATATCGTCTTTTTCTTATTCCATTTGTCGGACATTGCCCCGGCGAAAATGCTCATCAGGACATACGGCACGTAAGAACAAATGGTCAGCAGTGCCGTTTGCAGCGCCGACCCGGTCACCTGATACAGCCAAAGCGTCAACGCAAAGTTCGTCATTGTACTGCCCAGCTGTGATAACCCCTGTGTGCTCCACAAAATGTAGAAATCTTTCAACTCATGTATTCTATTTTTCATTTTGACTTTGCTCCTTTGATTCTGTTTCGTATCAAATGCGCAAAGCCTGAGGATGACAGCCTATGAACGGCCCATCGCTCCATGCAGTATCCTCAAACCTTGCATGGAGCTTCCGCGGTCGCGCGAAACATATTTCTCTCCCCCTTATGTATGATTGCAAAATATCGACAAATTTACTGAGTCTGTTGTAACATTTTTAAAAGGGCCAAATTCGTCCCAAGTTCACAGCGCGATACCAAACTGCGTGCAGTTACCGAACGCAGTATGCTGGAAGTGTTGCCTCAAATAATGGTTGGGTTGTTTAATTAGAATTATAACATTCGCTTATTTTTATTTCAACTTTTCGCATTAAAGCCTCCGCCCTGACCCGTTTCCCTCTTACCTGCAAACGCTCCGGTTGAAAAGTATGGTGCGACAAAAAATGGATGACAAGTGCCCAAGGTACCATTTTAAAAAGGAACACAGCACCAGTATTAAGAATATAAAAAAGCAAGGCACCCTGCGGTGCCTTGCTTACCCTTTTTTGTAATTTGCGACATTTTCTTTGAATTGTTCCCATTTATCCTCATGCTGCACAAAATAGAGAGGGCACTCTTTTCCGGTAATATCATAATGCCGGATAATATGATTCGCATCCAAGCCGCATTGCTTGATGAGCCAGGCGGTAAGCTTGACCAAGGAAGCATACGATTTTTCCGTAAACTTTCCTGTTTTATCGGGGTGGCAAACCTCAATGGAAATCGTATCCCGATTTCTCCAGTTGCTTGCGGAAGACTTTTCGTTCAGGGGCACACATTGAATGATTTCGCCATTTAACCCAATGACAAAATGGGAACTGACTTCCGATTCCGGGCTGCTGTAATAATCGTGGTTTTGCTGCGCTGTGGAGCCAGGGTTTCCCACATAGTGAATCACAATATCATTGATCTCTTCCAGCTTTTCCCCTCGCCTGGAAGTTCCATCAACCGGTATGATCTGAACATCCACCCAATCTGGGACCTCTACTTTCCCCAGTTCGTTCACCTGCCGCGACGACGTAAAGTTACCAACAATCCATTTCCCGAAAAACAAAAGAAAAATGCAAAATACAGCAAGAATCATCCATCTACGGTGGTTGCCTCTATTTCCCCCCCGATTTTGCCCTGGTTCAGAAGTTATGTAGTCCATTCTGTAATTCCTTTCCTTAACTTAATCTCTGTATTATATTTGATTTTTGCAACGTTCCATGTAGTATTTTATAATCCATATACTCTCAGTCGTTCTACAACACTTTGTCTGCCTGCAAAGTGATAAATAACATATAGAACCAAAGAACCCAGCACAAATAACAACGGGAAGATAATGCCCAGCGGCCAGAAATGTTAACGAATACCTAGATATCAATTGTCACTGTTGCTCCGCCTGTAACAGGCGAATTTGCTATGGTAAGAGTCCCGCCATGCTGTTTTATAATCGAATCGGTAATGAACAATCCCATTCCGTAATGTAATTTCGAATTGCGGCTGGAATCGCCCTGATAAAATTGTTTGGTTGCATTTTTCAAATCTTCCGGGGAAAATCCCTTACCGCTGTCTGTAATGGTGAATCGAACTTTATCTTTATTCCCCAATGCAGAAAACCAAATCGTTCCGTGCTCCGGGGAATAGCCCTACCAACGTACAACCTTCCATCACGGGATGATGCTGTAAACCAAAGACCGGTTGTAGTCTGTACTTCTTCTCCCGAAGATGAAAGTCCTGAGATAACGGTATTCCATAGTGCTTCACCTTTCATTACTCTACACCTTCCTTTAATTTGATATAGTTACCGGGAAGAGCCTCGAATAATTCCGGGTAATGCCCACATCTTGCCCTAATCTGAGTATACTGTGCTTTCTTCCCATTTTTCTGTAAATACAGCCTGCGGTCATATATTTCATCAGCAAGTTTAGATGCATGCATAGTGTAATTTTCGGCCTCTGACAAAACAATCTTCATGGCTTCCTGGAGTGTATAGCTGGCAGTTTCAGTTGAGATTGTATTTGTAACGGTAGGCTGGGAGGCATCATATTTCAAAATTATATAAACAGGTTTATTATCCTTAAGCAGAACTACCTTCCCATTTTTTTCAACAACCGAAAATACATTCTCCAAATCTGTCTGTAATGTATCAAATGGAATTAAGGCATCAATTTTTATATCCATTATTATCCACCTCGCTAAAATCAGTATATTCCTATTTTTTATATTTGTCCATACATTTGTATAAATATTTGTATAACTCATCTGTATAAAAATAAGCCACCAGTAGGGTATTAATCCTCAGCTGGTGGCCATAATGTATTTACATTTAAAAGATCTATCTTAACGCTGGATTTAAACTCTATGGTCATCTTGTCGTCAAATACAGTAATTCTTTCAATAAGCCGCCTTACCAACTGCTCATCATATTCCTCAACTTTGCAATCTTGCTCGCTTAAGAAGTCTGTCATTTCAGCTATTCGCTGTCTTCTTCCTTCACGCTCTGCATTCTCAACCAGTGCATTTTGCTTTAGTTCTCGCAGGCGGTAGATCTCATCAGCCACATTGTTATAATCAGCCTTTGAGTTTGCCAGCCTGAGAAGCTCGTTTTGCAGCTCATCCAATTTCCTATCAATATTATCCGTGGCTTTATCATTTTCCTCATTGAGAACGGTGGCTATATTTTCTTGCAGCGTAGAAAGGAAAGTATCTTTGTTACCTAAAACTTCATTGATGGCTTTTACAACCGCTGTTTGTAGCGTTTCCTCATTTATAGTCGGGGAAGTGCAGTCCGAACCTTTCTCCTCAAGTCGACTAACACATCTCCAGACAATGGACTTATATCCTCGGTTGTTCCAATGAACCCGCCTGTAAATTTCGCCGCAACCGCCGCAATAAACGATACTGGATAGGGCGTACTTGCTGCTGTAGACACGCTTTTTGCCGCCTTTTCCGGTACGTAAATTTGCCCGTCGAATCATTTCTTCCTGAACCTGCATAAAAATTTCACGCGGGATAATGGGTTCATGGCTGTTTTCTACATAATACTGAGGAACAATACCGTTATTAACCACCCGTTTCTTTGAGAGGAAATCAACTGTGTAAGTCTTTTGTAGTAGCGCGTCACCGATATACTTTTCATTTTGCAGTATCTTCCTCAGCGTTTCCGGTCTCCACTTTGGTTTATTGGCCGCGGTAAGAATTCCGTCAGCTTCCAGACCTCGTGCTATCTGCAGAAGGCTTGCTCCTTCAAGATACTCACGGTAGATACGCTTTACCACTTCCGCTTCTTCAGGAACAATAACCAGCCGTTTATTTTCGTCTTTCGTGTATCCTAAAAACCTCTTGTGATTGACTTGTATTTCCCCTTGCTGGTAACGGTAATGATGTCACACAGCTTGTCTGGGTGACCGGAACATACGCTTTCAGCTGTTAAAAATCTTTTGCTCATTTCACATCTCCAATCTATTTTTATTTGCCCCTACGGGCAGTAAGAAGTCGTTCCATCACATCGTCCTGCGGATTTAAACCATTGTACTCTGTGGCACAGTTTTCACGGACAATCTGGTAGATTTCCATCCATAGTCTATTGGTCTGGCTCATGAAGTTCTGACTCATCACTACGTATGGACTTTGGATTGCATTACCTGTGGTGGGGTGCTTGGCAAGAAATCCGAATTCGGTCACTGCTTCCTCACACTGTATCCATCGGGCCGCACTCATGGCATAGCGTTCTAAAAGTTGAGGAAGAACAAGATGGGCACATCCCCGTTCTTCAAGCTATTGCCACGTTATTTCATATATTTCTGATGCTATCAGCGTCTTACCGTCCTTTTGAACTGCTGAAAGCATGGCTCTTGGCTGTGGCATCGCCTGACCTTGAAGATCAGCAGCATTTTTAAATTCTATAACTTCAAGTTTTCGTTTACCGGGGTTCCCGGCTGCAATTTTGTCCGCAAGCGGCTTCTTTTTCTGTCCCGAGCCGATACGGGCACCTCCTCGGTTAGTTCCATCCTTGGCCATTTTTCCACCTCTTTTCTACCCGAGGTTAATTCCCTGTTTGAAACGGCGAATTTTCGTGCGTGACCCCCCGCCCGTTCCAGGGCACAAGGGCCCCAGAGATTTCGACCGCCCCTACCGTCGCCCCCATCGGCCGCCTTCCCGAGCAGTGATCTCAGAGTGGCAGGGGGTACATAAAGACATGAGGTTTCTCACGTCGTTGGTACCACCTTGGGAAAGCGGCTTGATGTGGTGTACTTCTTCGGCGGGTGTAATCCGTCCATTCTTCTCGCATTGTTCGCAAAGAGGATGTGCCGCAATGTAGCGGTCACGGATTCGTTTCCACGTCCTTCCGTAACGTTTTTTCACGGCGGGGTCGCGGTCATATTTTTCATAACGGGAAGCTTCTTGTTTCGCATGCTTCTTACAAAAACGACCATCCGTTAACTCAGGACAGCCAGGGAAAGAGCATGGCCGTTTTGGTTTCCTTGGCATACGGCACCTCCTTTCGGGCATAGAAAAAGCCCCCGCGGTTTACCACGAAGGCTCTTTACATTTTTTCATACTACCATTATATAACCGGTTTACTAGTAAATCGTCCACGATATTACTCATCACTTTCCATACAATAGCAATGCCAGATGCCCAAGCGCTCGGTTCTTCTTGTTATAAGCAGAGGAGCGTTCAATGTTAAAGTGGTCACAGATGTTATAGACCGCATCGATTTGCTTTTGCTTGTCATCGAGGTAGAACTCCCTTAATACGAAACGTTCGTCTTCGGATAGCGCATCCCACGCTGGCTTAAACCATTCCATGTATTCCAATGCCTGTCGGTAGCGTTCTTTTAACACATCGATTTCATCAATACAGGCAATCAGCTTCTTTTCCCCGGCTTTCGGTTCATGTGCAGATGGCATACCGTTTATAACGGGGGATGTCGGAGAACTCATCTTTTCGTGGATGGTGGCGATATCTTCATCGGTGTGCTCTATGATGTATTGCATACTGCTGTAATCTTTCAACGCATTAATAGCTGCCGCCTTTTTATCCAAATAATGCCAGACAATATTCATCGCATCAAACCTCCTTTAAAAGTGTTGCCTTGACCGCATCAATTAGTGCAGCTTGAGTGTTGTCCTTATCTTTCAACGCTTTCATCACACGCTCGTCAATGGTGCCTTTTGCTATCAGATGGTGGATGACCACTGTATCCTTTTGCCCCTGCCGCCAGAGCCGGGCATTGGTTTGCTGATAAAGTTCTAAACTCCAAGTCAGACCAAACCAGACAAGGGTTGAACCTCCAGCTTGCAGATTCAGTCCATGCCCGGCAGACGCGGGATGAATGATTGCAACAGGAATTTCTCCTTTATTCCATCTCCTTATGGAATCAGCACTGGATAAAACTTCAACCTCAAAGCGTTTTTGTATCCGAGCCAAATCATGTTTAAACCAGTAGGCAATCAAGACGGGTTTGCCGTTGGCTCCTTCGATTACATCCTCTAACGCATCTAGCTTACGGTCGTGTATATGAATCACCGCACCATGATCGTCATAGACTGCACCGTTGGCCATCTGCAGGAGCTTTCCAGATAACGCTGCCGCATTGGCTGCAGTAATTTCCTCACCTTTAACTGTTGTTATCAGATCCCGTTTCATACGGTCGAGGGTTTTCATTTCCTTTTCGGAAAACCTGACTGAAACTTCGTTAATGAACAGCTCGGGCAGTTTAAGATAATCGGAGCCTTTCATGCTGATAGTGATATCCGAAATCAATCGATAGATTGCTTCTTCTGCTCCCGGCTTTGGTTTGTAGGAGAATATAACTTGCTGATTACGCTTATCCGGCACAAAATAGTCCTCTCTGTATCTACCAATAAAGCGCCCCAGTCTTTGCCCCATATCCAAAAGCCGATATTCTGCCCATAAATCCATCAAACCATTTGATGATGGTGTTCCGGTAAGTCCAACAAATCTTTTAACCAGTGGCCTGATTTTCAGTAGGCTTTTAAACCGTTTAGCTTGATGGGATTTAAACGAGGACAACTCATCTACCACTACCATGTCAAAATCAAAAGGAATGCCGCTTCTGGAAATGAGCCATTCAACATTTTCTCGATTAATGATATAAACCTGTGCTCTTTTCATAAATGCTGTTTTTCTCTGAACCTCAGAACCTACTGCTACGGTGTATTTGAGTCCTTTAAGATGATCCCACTTTTCGATCTCAGCAGGCCATGTATCTCTGGCTACTCGAAGAGGTGCAATAACCAGAACCTTCCGAACAAGAAAGCTATCCAATGTCAAATCAAAAATGGCAGTTAAGGTAATAACACTTTTGCCAAGACCCATATCTAAAAGCACTGCTGCTATGGGGTGGGTGAGGATATACTCGGTGGCATACGTCTGATAATCATGAGGATTGTATTTCACGAAGTATCCCTCCAATCTGTTCTAAGTGATCCAGGCAGAAAACCAAAAGACCTAGTGATTCTAACTGTCTTTTTCGCTTTTCCTGAAGTGGCCGTAAGGTTTTACCCTGCGCTTTTACTTCTACAAAGGCAATTTTTCTTTCTGGCAATAAAATCAATCGGTCTGGCATTCCATCAAAACCCGGTGATACAAACTTCAAGGCAAGGCCGCCCATGTCTTTTACTGCTTTTACCAGTTGATGTTCAATCCATTTTTCTCTCATATATCCTCCCATGTTCCCTAAATCCAAAAAGTCTCTATACGCGCGTATATACGCGTCTGCAGGTGAATTCTTCTTTTTGTCTTTAGGATTATTTTTAATAATAATTTTTGGAACAATGGAACACAGACTATTAAGTGGCCTAGTTTACAAGGGGCTGCCGCCTGTTCCGATGGGATGTACCAAAGAGGTGTTTTTGTTTCACCGGAACAGGTAATAACTGTTCCCAAGGCTGAATTTGTTCCAAATGTTCCAATCTTCATCATGGCTTGGGAACATAAACCCATTGCGGCCCATAAAGCGGAATGCGTTCCTTTTTAACAAGGCCGCTCCAGCCGCCAATACCCGCCATTATCGCGGATATTTCGTTGCCATCTATCCTTCGCAAATTGGCACGATCCTTACCGAAGCACTCGCACCAGATCTCCATATTGGATACGGACGTACGTTTTTTCACGCCGACCCGCTGGCTCTCTCCAAATTCAGTACCGTTGATGAAGGCACGACGCTCGTATAAATCCATGGTGTCCCAATCTTCAGGTAAAAGCATGTCAAGGTACTCGCGCACTAAACCTTCTCTCTCATCCGATTCCATCGCTTCTCTTTGTTCGTCTTTCGCAAGTTTCTCTAAGCTGGCATCCAGATACAATTTCTCGCCCGCCTTAACAAAGGTGAGAGCTTCTGCCCATATTTGCAATATTTCATCTTGTGTCAACTGCCATGACTTTTTTGTACCATTGCCTGGAGTCTTTACCGGCCAAAATCTATGGTTACCAGTTGTATCTCGCAAATATCCTTTCTCAGCATTGGTAGTACCAAAAAATACACATTGTCTTAGGTGGGGAGTTGCTCTTCTGCCAAAGCTGGCCCTATAAATATCATTCTGACGGGAAAGGAAACTTCGAAGCGTCTCAACTTCCGCCTTTTTAAGCCCTGCCAATTCTCCAATTTCTAAAATCCAGTAGCCTTGAAGCTTTTCTGCCGCAGTCTTGTCCTTGGTATCCGATAAGCTCAAACTATCGGAAAACCAATCTCCACCTAATTTGGCGATGAGCGTACTTTTCCCGACGCCCTGCGGTCCATTTAGAACCAGCATGGAATCAAATTTAATCCCGGGAGTAAGCACACGTGCGATAGCTGCACATAAGAAGAGCTACATACTTGCTTGGATCAATCTCGCTAAGTTTAGATACTCCATACTTTTGTAGTAGAGCCCTAACTTCAGCTGTAAATCCTTCATGACTCTTTTCCGCAAGCACAGCCCTTACTTCTTCCAAGGCAACCCGCTTTTCTTCTGGCTGTTTTTCCGGCTCAGGTGGCTCCGGTTTTTGCATTGCATCAGGCGCGTTACTTGCTATTGCGTCTGCAACAGCCTGAACGCTGTCTGCCAGCGATCTAAGATCTGAGACCACATCGAGAAGAAGCTTGATTTTGCTCATGCTCCACACCTCCTTCCCTGATTTCCTTGATTTCTACCGTTTCGACTGAGTCACCGGGTGTAATTACAAGCAGACTTACCTTTTTACCGAACAACAAATCGAGCAGTTTACTTCGGATTGTCTGTCTGCTGCTTTGAATTACAGGACTTCGTCCGCCACCGGGTTTAGCCACATTGATTGTGACTTTGTGTTTTAGGCTCATATTCCGTCTCCTTTCCGGGGGCGGTTTTTCTGCCCCTCACCGATAAGCGAAAAAGAGGGTTCATTCGAACCCCCATCAGGAAAGAATTTTTCTTATTTTTTCGTGTATCTTTTTCAAGCGGTTACGGATAGCCGCTTCCGTCACTCCTTCTTCAGCAGCTATATCTGTGTTGGTACGTTTGTCCAAATAAACCTTTTTGAAAAGCTCTTTTTGCTGAGGCAAGAGACAATCCATAGCCTCGGCAAGCTTGTCCAGAGCAGTTTGATGATCCTGTTCCTCTTCATTTGTTATGTAAAGTTTTTCGGGGTTTGTGTTATCATCGGCCAGATACTTATTGCGATCATTTGCTGCTTCGCTCTCTCCGTCATTATAGGCATCGAGGTGTGTAGTAACCCGATAGTTATAACGGCGCTGCTCGTCCACTTCTATGTCATCCATTGAGTGCAGAAGCTCGATATCGGCTTCAGTAACTCCGTTTTCACCTGGGATAATTACGATTTTTGTACCTTCGGCAGTATAATAGATGTAGTTAGTGCGGTTCTTTTGACTGGTTTTGAAATTTCTTGACATGTTTTGGCTCCTTTCAGAATTAGGAGCCAAGTGAGAGATATAAAAAGAGCCGGGTGCTTACAAAACACAAATGGCCGGATGATTACGAATTTGTGTTTCGTAAATCATCCGGCCATTTGGTAGCTCGCACTCGGCTCCGTTGCTCGGTATGTTTTTTTACCTATTTCCTTTTGGAAGGTTTGGTTTGTGCCAGTGCACTGGCAGCTACAGATTTTGTCTTGGCACTAGTTCTTCCGTCTCTCAGGAGAGAAGAAGCCTTGCTTGCCACAGATTTAGATGTCTGTTTACAGGTATGTTTAGCCATTCAATTCACATCCTTTCTGAAGTTTTTATGTTTATGCCGTTTTAACAGCGGACTTAACGCAAGGGATTTTCACTAACTTATTGCAATGAGGACACTTCAGTTCAATGTAGATTTTCTCTTTAGGTAAATCCGAGATGTCACACGCCCTCTTACCACATACAGGACACTTGAGTTTCTTATACATCGATGGCACCACCTCTTTCTCGATTGTAATAAATACGCTTGTTCGCTTATTTACTACACTATGTTTAAAAAATATGGAAATGTACATTGATTGCACATTTCCAGTGCTAACTACAAAAATACTCATCCGCAGGACATGTTTCCCTCGAAATTAAATTCAGCGTCTGTAACCTATATTTCATGGGGGTATAATTCACACTAAATAACTCTGCCATATCACTGATGATTTCATCCACTTTATAATTCAGAACCATAGGGTTATTTGGCAAAGCTTTAAGCCCTGCTTTTTTTATAAAGCTAGATTGCACCGCCTCGCGTGGCATCAAAAATGCTGCAGTACAATAATTTGCCTGGTATTCGATTATTTCAATGGCAGTCATGTTTTTGCGATTTCCTGTCTCTGCACGAAAGGATTTCTTCTCGCAGAAATGCTGATAATTGGCGGCTCTGTTATTAAAGCACTTCTTGTGAAGGCGCTGATGAAAGCACTCGTGAATTACGGTAAAATTCTCAAGGCCGCGATTATCGCCCTCGGAAATAGTTCTATCAATCAATATCGTACCCGCATAAACTGGTATCTTCGTTGGCAACATTCCTTTTTCATAATGATCACTAGGCCATGCCCACCAATAACCATCGTTGTACGCGGTCATTCCGAAATATGTACGATCTGGCGAAAGATAAACCCAGTCAGGCGTACATCCTATAAAATCAACCACATCATACACGTCAATGGGCTTAGGCTTTACCAACCTATCAGAATCAAACTCCTTATTTAATTTATTGGCCTCTTGCTCTAATTGCGTTGGCGAATATTTATAATAGATCACGGATTCTTGTCCCCTTTTTCCTTTTCCTCCAACATTTTTATAACCTTCATCCAATCGCTTTCATCAGCATTAATATCACGTGCTTTACGTAACGCAACACGCAGAGTATCATTACCCATGATGTATTCTGGTAGATCAGGAGACACAGTGTTTTCTTTTGCTAAAGCCGCTAAATCAAACAACTCATTCGTTTCTTCCTCTGTAAGACTCAATGCATCTGCAATTTTATAGATTTTATCTTTGTCTGGTGGATATCTTCTGCCTTTCTCGATGTCGCTCATATAGGCAGGGACAATCTCCAAAATTTCAGCCAGCTTTCGAAGATTTATACCTTTCTCAAGCCTTTTTGCTTTTACATATTCTCCAAATTTTGTATCCATGGTAAACCTCCTTGTACGAAATAAGCGTGTTCGCTAATTTCTAACACTATTATATACATTACACACTTCACTGTCAATCTCATTTTTAAAGTTTTCAAACACAATAATATAAATGCGCATTTACAGATATTATTTTTTGAATTGCGCAATTTATATTGTTTTATGCGCATTCAATTGCTATAATATAATATATGTTTTTTGCGTTTTTACGAACTGGCGAATGAGAGGTGTAATTGGATGGCAGTCAGTTATAAAAAGCTTTGGAAACTCCTAATAGATAAAGATATGAAGAAAAAAGATTTGCGAGCCGCAACGGGATTGAGTACGACTTCACTTGCCAAGCTTGGTAAGAATGAAAATGTCAGTACAGATATCCTCGTGAAGATATGCAAAGCTTTAGAATGCGATATCGGCGATATTATGGAGGTCGTGGAAGACGAAGAGTCTTCTAAAGGTAATAATTAACCTGCGCTAAAAACTGAGACTGAAAATAAGGAGATTAGATATAATGGACCAGCAAACTTATAATTCACTAAAAGCATTTATATGGGGGATTGCTAATGACTGTTTAGTAGATGTATATGACGTGGGTGATTACCGTAAAATTATTTTGCCAATGCTGGTTATTCGCCGGTTTGATGCTGTGCTTGAACCTAAGCATGATGCGGTCATGGCAATGAAAAAAAAGATGGAAGCACAAGGCAGCATAGCGGATATCGACCCTGTTCTGTGCAGAGTGGCAGGACAAGCTTTCTGTAATAAATCTGAATACACTTTGAAAGACTTAAAATCTCGTACCAGTCAGCAGCAATTAAAAAAGGACTTCATTAATTATTTAGATGGCTTTTCAAAAAACGTACAAGAAATTATAGACAAATTTCATTTCAGAAATCAAATTAATAGATTATCTGAACAAGACCGGCTTGGGTTACTGATTGAAAAATTTGTTGACCCTCGAATCAACCTTAGCAA